TGATTTCTTCATAGGTAATACTGAATCTACTTTTTCCATATCTTTTGTAATTTCTTTTTGTATCTCTTCGTTTCTTGATTCAATTATTTTTAAATTTAAAACGTATTGATCGTAGTCTGGTCTTAGCTTATCATATTTCTTCCAAGCTGCTTTTGCTTCTTTACCAATTTTACCTTCAAATGGACATGGAGTACCAGCTTGTTCCATAGCAAAGAAAACTCTTTCGTCTTGACAAAGAATTGCAACTGCTGCAACTTTCATTCCAAGAGAGTTTAATTCTCTTGATAGTTTAATTCTTTCACAGTTCTTATCTCTGAATGATTTACCTCCTGATACACCGATACCAAATGTTTGAATGCCTGCACTTGCTCCAGCTAAACAAACATCTGAGCCAGCATTTGTAACACTTGGTGCAGAGGCCGTTGGAGGAGCAGATCGCATGTTTGAAGTAGAGTTATTTGTGGTTGTAGTGTTGTTAGAGCTTCCACTTTGATAAGTATTTGTGGCTGAGCTTGTATATCCGCCTGTAATAGACGTATTGGATCCACTTGTGTTATTTTGCGTAGTGTTAGCAAAAGACACACCTATAGTAAGCAATAATATTAAAAAAATTCTCATTATTTTTTCTTTTTTCTCTTAAATAAATTATCTATTAGAGAACCGAACTTGTCTAGTGCGCCAAAAAATTTGTATAAGTATTTATCAATCATTTTTTCTTTTCCATTTCATAAAACATTTTGTCCGTGTCTTCTGTAACCATGTCGCTATCTTCTGCATCCCAGTATGTAGTTTGAACTTTGTAATCTGGCCAGCTGTCATCAGTAGTATAACTATTAACGTGCCACAAAATACGATTATTAGGCTGAGCTGCATAATTCCCGTTAGCAAGAGCCAATATATGCGCACACTTATGTTCTTGAGGAATCTCAGAATGTTCAACATCCAAGATATTAGTTTCTGGATGACCCCAATCAATTGTAAATAAATATTCTCCATGATAAAATTTTTTATCTAAACCTAGATATTTACCTTTTAAACCAGCCAACCAATCAAAGCGATGAACACTAGGCCAATAACTAAAACAGTTCCACAATTCCAATTGGTTCGTCTGCATATTCGGCACATTGGCTCTGTCAAACGATTTTTGGAAAAACGCTGAGATAGGCAAACGCCAAAAGCACGCACCGTTGGGAAGCATGATGTTAAATAAGATTGCACGTCCTGAAATGGATGTAATACCGAAGACCACACAGTCTTCACTTTCTCCCATATGTTCTTTAAGATCATAAAGATACTCCTTTCTTACCTTACAATAAATTGGTGGTATGTTAGCATTTAAATAAGACATCTAGCATTTCCATCTCCGTCTAGCCTGCCTTAATCTTGAATTTGGATCCTTTGCTGCTTTAGGAAATTTTTTCATTTGCCCCGCTGATCTCGCACAAAAGCTCTTTCTTCTATTTGCAGCTTTTGAGCCAGGTTTCACTTTTCCTGTAACAGCCGTTTTTAATTTTGATCCAGGGTTTTCACGTCTGTATCTCTCAACTCCAGCCTTGGTCATACCCGCACCAGACTTTGTTGATCTAAAATATTTTTTTGTCTTAGGTGGTTGTACATCACCACCTCTCTTCATTTGCAGAATATCTGAATAGTATTCTAAATCCATTTTACGTAAATGTAATTGTTACACCAGCAGTCCCAGCAATTGTTGCATGAATACCGTCATCAAACAAAATCCCATTACCTGGAAGATACATATCTAAACCTTCAGTACCAAATAAATAAGTTGCTACTGTTGTACCTGAAGCTCCACCACTTTTAAAAATGATAGATCCACTTGCATTTCCTTTTGCTTGAATTGAAGTTAATCTTGCTCTTTTGTTTTGAGCTACCATTTGAGCAGTAGCCGTAGCATGAGCACTTGATTGATCTGATGAAAAACTTCCTCCACCCATAATTTTCTCCTATAGTTTGTGGCTCCCGAAGGAGCCACTAATTAATTATTACGTATCACTAAATGGTGTTACGATTGTTCCTGAACCTAATAGTAATGTATTATGAACAAGATAGTTAGCTGCTTCAATTGCAGTAACTGTTACAACAGATCCAATTATTCCTCCTGTTGTAGTTCCATTCATAGATAAAACATCATTTGAAGCTCCTGGAAAGAATGCTTTTTTAGCACCATCATCTACAGCTATCATAGCTGCACCTGTGAATTTGTCTGTTCCGTCAGTAACAATTTGAACGTCAGTTGCAGTTGTGTCTACGTAAAACATAAACGTTGCACCAATATTGTTTTTGTTGTTAAGATCAGCTCCTGGCCCTGCAACTGCAGAATCAGCCGTAGCTACAATTGATGGTAAAGTAAAAATACCATCAGCATCTTGTGTTAATAAGATTCTTCCAGCATGATCATTTACAGTTAAAGATGTATTAGCTGTAAGTGCTACTGTTGAACCTGGTCCTGTACCAATAAAACCATTCTTAGATATTACTGGTCCTTGGAAAGTAGTATTTGCCATTTTAGTCTCCTGTATAGCGGTTAAATTTTGTAGTCTCTATACCGTCTGCCTAGTCAGTCTACAAAATTATTTATCTAGGTGTTTTTATTATATATAAAAAAAGGGGCAGAGTAAACTCCGCCCCTTTTCAGTTAGTAATTTTAATTACTATTAACTAGTAGGTAAGTTTCCGTTACCAAATACACATCTTGGATCAGAGAATCCAAAAGAGTATCTTTCTCTAGCTTTGAATCTTACGTTTCCTGTATCGAAATCACCTTCCATAGCAGTTTTAATTGGACTTCTTACGAAGTGTTTAAAACCGTTAGGAACATCAGTTAACAAGAAGTATGAATCAGTGTCAGATAAGAAGTTGTTTACAACATATCCTTCTGGAACCATACCCATGTTAGCGATTGCGTTGATGTCGTTATCAGCAGTGCCGACTCTTTGAGGAGACTTCATAATTCTCTCAGCAGTGAATTGTAATTCTTTTGGAATTACCATTTTTCTACCTTGAGTAGCTATTTTTAGTCCTCTTTCGTCTACAAATGATGCAATGTCAATTAACGATTGCTCAAGTGAAGTTTCGTTAAGGTCTGCAGCCACTGCTAAAACGTTTGAGAAAGTTCCACCTGTTGCAAGTGGGTGAGATGCATTAATTAATGATACTCCATCACCACCGTTGAAACCGGTTGCTTTCTGTGCGTTGTTTAACACTGACGCTGCTTTTACTTGTTTAGTGTTCGACATAGATCTTGCAAGAGCTCTTGTGTATCTTGCAGCTAATCTGTCGTACAGGTTATCTTCGATTGCTTCCTCAGTAATTGAGAACGCTAATGCTACAGTTTCGTGTGAGTATCTAGCTGTGAAAGTTTCACCCGCTGAATCAAACGTTACTCCTGCACCTTCTTGTTTAACCGGTGCTGAAGCGAAACCGCTTAACATTACTTCCTCTTCGAAAGCTCTGTCAGATGTTTCAGTAGGGAAAATCTCCGCATGTTGATTTTCATATCTACTGTATTCCAGGCCGAATAAAGCATTCAAACCTGGCTCTAGTTCTTTAACTAGTTGTGCTCGTGATATTGCCATAGTTATTCTCCTTTATTACGCTATACCTGTGCCACTTCTAAAGAAGTGATTGTTGATTCTAACAAGAATATTTGCGTTAGCTGAACTTGTGTCAGAGTTATCAGGATCTTGACAAATATCAATCGCTTGAACTGCGAAAGTAGTTGCTGTTCCTGATACCGATACATCAAGTTGTTGTTTCGATAATCCTGTTTGTGTTACACCTGTAGTATTTGTCACCGAATAATTCTTGTACAAATCTGCTCTAGTGAAAGCCGCATCAGCATCCATTAAGAATACTGCGTCTGGATCATCAATGACAAATGCAGTGATGTCAGAAGCTGCAATACTACCTGGGTAGTAGTTGCTGTAAGTTGGCTTTTGAGTAGTTGGATCTGTATAAAAACATCCGTTGAAAACGCCGATAACAGCATCAGATGTGTTAGGTCCATGTCTTTGGATATTTCCTGTTCCTAATGGTTCAACCAATTCTCCCTGGAAAATCGCAGACGCGTATCCTGACGCAATCGTGTATCTGTTTTGAGCTCCTACTAATGGTGTACCGTCTAGTTTTCTGTACGGTCTAAGACCGAACTTTTCTTCTACGTTTGCCATAGTTGTTTTCTCCTATTAATGTTTTAATTATCCAAGCTACATCGGGTAGGTAATGCAAAAAAACTATTTTTTACGACTACCACCAAAGGTAACTCTTGATTGCCTCTCAATATTGATTGGCATTTCAGGTCGTTGTTCCTTCATTAGATCATTGTCCACCGCTGTCATTTGATCTTGAGTAAGTTTTGAAAAATACTCAGCACGGCTTTTCAATATCTCTTCAGGTATCCTTGCCAACACAAGGCCACCGATTCCTATACACCCTTGATACTGTCCCTGATTGATGATTGGATATTTATGTACGTCAGGTGAGTTTTTAATCTCCTCTGCTCTAACAAAATCCCAACCTTCTCTAAGTTTTTTGGTTACATTAGCTGTATCCTCAAACCCAGCCACACTCGTTCGTATCCAACGATGGGCATAGCCCTGTGGAGCGGGTGGTGCATCTAAACTCGATGGTGGAGCCCAAGCACTAGGTTTTTTAGTTTGGTTTCTAGTTTCAGACTCGCGTGAGGTTCTTTTTATTTCATTATCCATTTGCATTCTCCTTCACGTATTTTGCGTATTCCTCTAGTGGCACCCCTAGTTTTTTAGCGATAACTATTTGTGACTTGGTGAGTTTCACTGATCGGC